ACAAGAAGATAAGAAGTCTGCTCTAGTGTCTCCGTATGGTTATAAGGGTGATGGTAGAGATCTTCCTAAAGGTGCTACTGCAAAAACATTAGAAGAACTATTAAACCCAGAGTTACGTGAAAAGCTGCAACCTATTCAAGGTGTAAAAGAAGGTACAGGTGCTACACCAACATCTGTTACATTTAGTCCTTCATTGATTGCTGCTAAAAAGATGCAAAAGAAAATTCAAGATCAGCTTGATGAATCATCCGCATCTAAACATTTACGCAGTACCGCATTTGAAATGGCGTTGTTTGGTACAGGTGTAATGAAAGGTCCATTTGCCGTAGATAAAGAATATCCAAATTGGAATGATGAAACAGGCGAATACGAACCTACCTTTAAAACTATTCCACAAGTATCTCATGTATCAGTATGGAACTTTTATCCAGACCCTGATGCAAACAATATGGACGAAGCACAGTATGTAATTGAACGTCACAAACTATCTCGTTCACAAATGAGAGCTTTAAAGAAGCGTCCTTATTTCCGTAGTAAAGTTATTGACGAAGCTATTATGCTTGGTGAAAACTACGACAAAGAGTACTGGGAAGACGATCTATCTGATTACGCACCAGAGCATGGTATTGAACGCTATGAAGTCTTAGAGTATTGGGGCATGGTAGATGTTGAAATGCTCATGGATCAAGGCGTAGACATTCCCCGTGAACTACAAGACACAGATGAACTACAAGCAAATGTTTGGATTTGTAATGGCAAACTACTACGTATGGTATTGAATCCATTTAAACCTGCACGTATTCCTTACATGGCAGCACCCTATGAACTAAACCCATATTCATTCTTTGGGGTAGGTATTGCTGAAAACATGGATGATACACAAACATTAATGAACGGTTTCATGCGAATGGCTGTTGACAATGCTGTATTATCTGGTAACCTATTAATTGAAGTAGATGAAACTAACTTAGTTCCAGGCCAAGACTTATCAGTATATCCTGGCAAAGTATTCCGTCGTCAAGGTGGTGCCCCTGGACAAGCTATCTTTGGTACTAAGTTTCCAAATGTTGCAGGTGAAAACTTACAGTTATTTGATAAGGCACGAGTACTTGCAGATGAATCTACTGGCTTTCCATCCTTTGCTCATGGACAAACAGGCGTTATGGGTGTAGGCCGTACTGCTAGTGGTATTAGTATGCTAATGGGTGCCGCTAGTGGTACAATTAAAAACGTTATTAAAAACGTAGACGACTATTTACTTCGTCCACTAGGCGAAGGACTATTTCGTTTTAACATGCAGTTTGACTTTGATCCTGAAATTAAAGGTGACTTAGAAGTTAAAGCACGTGGTACGGAATCACTTATGGCTAATGAAGTACGTAGCCAACGACTTATGCAATTCTTGCAAGTATCATCCAACCCAGCACTTGCACCGTTTGCTAAGTTTCAATACATTATTCGTGAGATTGCAAAATCTCTTGATCTTGACCCCGACAAAGTTACCAACAATATGGATGAAGCTGCTATTCAAGCTGAACTAATGAAACAGTTTCAACAAGAGCAACAGCAACAGCAAGGTGGTCCAGCAGGTGCAAACCCAATGGATACATCAGGAGCAGGTGGTGGAACTATAGGTGTAGGACAAGCACCAACACCACAAGAACAAGGATTTAGTGGTAATGCAGGACAAGGAGCATCTCAGCAAGCTCAAGGCAATGGTCAGCAACCAAGCCCAATGGTCTAAGTTTGAAGCATACTTAGATACATTAATAACTCAACAACACCGTGTTATGGAACAAACAAGTGAAATTGTTGCGGTACATAGAGCACAAGGTGCTATTTATCAGTTACGTAGATTAAAGTTATTGCGTGACGAAGTTTTAAAATCTCAGTAAGGAAATTACTATGGAAGAACAAATGGAACTCTTTGAAGATGGTGGCCTTCGTGATGAAGGTGGCATGGTAGATGAAGAATCAGGAAATGAAGTTCCTAACGGAAGTACACGTAAAGAAGTGCGTGATGATGTTCCAGCTATGCTAAGTGAGGGTGAGTTTGTTCTACCTGCTGATGTAGTTCGTTACCATGGTCTTGAAAAGATTATGCAGCTTCGTGATGAAGCCAAACTTGGTCTAAAGAAAATGGAAGCTATGGGCCAAATGGGTAATTCTGATGAAGCTACACTAGATGATGATATGCCATTCAGTATGGCTGATATTGTTATTATTGGTGAACCTATGGAAGGTGAAGAAGAACCCCGTGAAATGGCACAGGGTGGTATGGTCTACGCTCAAGGTGGTACATTTGTTCAACCCAGTACAGGTATTGCAGGTTTTCAACCTTCTATTTATCAGGGTCAGCAAACTACTTCAACGTATACGCCACCTCCAAGTTCTGTTGCGCCTCCTGCTCCCCAGCCCTCTCCTGCAGGTGGGTATCTTCCTAAGTTTGTAACTTCGGGTATTACTCCTTTTGATGATGCTACGCTTGAGTCTATGGCAGGTGCGCCAACAACTACAGATTTATCTGGTGTAAGTACAGCATCTACAGAAGATAAATTTGTGCCCACAGTAGAAGACGAATACACCACACTTAAATACATTAACAATGAAACAGGAGAAGTTCGTGACTTTTATTTTTATAAAGGCAATCCAGTAACACCTATTCCTGATGGATTTGTTCCTTATGATGAATCTGTAAATGAAACTGTAGATGATCTTGAATCTACTGCAGTAGAAACTACGCAATTAACTGGTAGCGATGATAATGGTGGATTTACTGTTCCCGACGCAGAACCTGTAGATTATTCTAGTTTTAGTAAAGATGAGTTAATGGCTGCGTTTGATCAAAATAAAACAGCACGTACCGTATTAACCGCTATGGGTGTAGTTAATCCTATGATTGCTTTATTTGGACGATTTGCTACAGGACAACAACAAAATCAAATTATTGATGAAATGAAAAAACGTGGCATTACTCCACCAGAAACAAAAGGAAATATTATAGATCGTATTGGCGACTTTGTTTCTAATATTTTTGGAAAAGATAAAGAAGAAGTTAAACGTTCTATTGTATCAAGTGCAGGTAGTAGTTCAGACTTAACAAGCAGTTTACGTCCAGTATCTAGACCAGATCAAGCTACAGATGATAAACCTATGTACTTTACAGATGCCATACGAGCACGAGAAGAAAAGAAAAAAGAAGAAGCTATTGCTAAGGCTCGTAGAGATACAGATGCTATACTTGCAACTTCTATGGGCACTACAGCAAAAGAACGTGCAGAACGAACTGGTATGACCCCTGTACAAACAGTAGCAAAAGCAACGGAAAAAGATAAACCTGTATTTGCTGCAGATTCGTATGACCCACGAGGTAAAGACCAAATGGGTACTCCAGGCAAGGATAATTCTGCTGTAACAAAAGTTAACACTGCAGCAAACAAAGCAGCAGCAAAAGCTGTAAGTCAACAGCAAGCTGTAGGTAAAACGGAATCTATACAACAGAAAATTCAACGAGGCGGCGGCTTTAGTAAAGGTGGATTAGCAAGCCGTAAGAATAAAAAATAATAATCCACAATTAGACTGGCCTACCCATCCCCCTACCAACAGGCTACGGTGGCCCCAGTAAGGAAGACATAATGTCAGAGAATATGGAAGTAATGGCTTCAGAAGTAGAAGCACCAAAAAAAGTAGCATTTATGAATAAAAAATATTCTAATGCTGATCGCATTCAACGTGAAGAAGAAGAACTTGAGCGTATGATTGCAGAACAAAAAGGTGAAGCAGTGGAGCAAGAACCACAAGAAGCTGAACCTTCAAATGCTGAAGAACGTAGTTTTAAAAAACGTTATGGTGATCTACGCCGACACCAACAGCAAAAAGAAAAAGAATATGAAGATCGCATTAAAGCACTTGAGCAACAGCTTACACAAGCCGCTAAACAAGAGATGCGTCTGCCTAAATCAGATGAAGACATTGAAGCTTGGGCAAGTAAATATCCAGACGTAGCTGCTATTGTTGAAACTATTGCAATTAAAAAAGCAAAAGAACAAGCACAAGGTCTTGAAGAACGTGTTCGTGAAATTGATGAAATGAAAGCAGTCGCAGCACGTGAAAAGGCAGAAGCAGAATTAATGCGATTACATCCAGACTTTGATACAATTCGTGATAGTGACGACTTTCATGAATGGGCAGATGAACAACCTAAGTGGGTGCAAGATGCTCTTTATGAAAATGATGCAGATGCACGTTCTGCTGCACGAGCAATTGATTTATATAAAGCAGACCGTAACATTACGTCTAAAAAATCTACTACATCAAAAGATGCCGCACGTTCTGTAGGAGAACGCAGTGGACGAAGCAAACCAAGTCCAGATACAAATGGTGCGGTTATTAAAGAATCCGATGTTCAAAAGATGTCGGCTATTGAGTACGAAAGGAACGCTGACACTATTATGGAAGCTATTCGTACTGGTAACTTTATTTACGATTTATCTGGTTCTGCCCGATAAAAAGTATTGACATCATAGTTATTTATGATATAACTATATGTGTAGCGTTTGTTTACTATACCTCTTTTAGACTACTATAGTGACATACTAATTTTTCAAGCAAACAACTAAGTCTTTACGGAATACCTAATACGTATGGCCCATGTAACTATAGATAATAGCTGATCACTGTTTCTATAGAGTATATGCACCCATAAACGATTAGCCTCTTATTAAAACTTGTATAGTTTGCATCTGTAAATTCTAATGCTAAAGGAGTATTTATCATGGCATTCGGAGCAGTTTCTGGTTATGGAAACTTACCAAACGGTAATTTCTCACCAGTCATTTACAGCAAACAGGTGCAACTTGCATTCCGCAAATCATCTGTTGCTGGCGCAATCACTAACAATGATTATTTCGGTGAAATCGCAAACATGGGCGACACTGTTAAAATCATTAAAGAACCTGAAATCTCAGTATCTGCATATCTACGTGGCACAACTATTGCACCACAAGATTTGACAGACAACGATTTTTCTCTAGTCGTAGACAAGGCGAACTACTTTGCCTTTAAAGTTGACGACATTGAAGAAGCACACTCACATGTCAACTTCCAAAGCTTGGCTTCTGATCGTGCGGCTTATCGTCTAGCAGACCAGTATGACCAAGAAGTTCTTGGCTACATTTCTGGTTACAAGCAATCTGCACTACATGCAAATGCTTCTGCAGTTAACGATGTTGTTAACGGCACCAAAGCAAATTCATCTGCAGGTTCAGACGAACTATTGGCAGCAAACAAACTGAACAAAGGTGACTTTGGCAACATCACTATTACTGGTGCTGATGACCACTCAATCCCTGTTGCAGCACGTTTGCCAGGTGCAACTGCACTTCCAACAGCTTACGTTTCACCAGCAATGTTGGTATCTCGTATGGCTCGTTTGTTGGATGCGCAAAACGTACCAACAACAGGTCGTTGGCTGGTCATTGACCCAGTCATGATGGAAGTCCTTCGTGATGAAGATTCACGCTTCTTGAACGCAGACTTCGGTGGTGCTGGCCTACAAAATGGTTTGGTGTTGAATAACTTCCACGGTTTCCGTGTACACATTTCAAACAACTTGCCATCTGCAGGTACAGGTGCCGCAACTACAGGTACAGCAAACCAAAACACTAACTATGGTGTTATTGTTGCTGGTCATGATTCTTCTGCTGCAACTGCAGAACAAATCAACAAGACTGAAACATACCGTGACCCTGACTCATTCGCAGACATCGTCCGTGGTATGCACCTATACGGTCGCAAAATCTTGCGTCCTGAAGGTATTGTCACAGCTAAGTATAACTTGGCATAATAATACAAAAGGAGAGGGCTGCTTAACTGTGGCCCTCTTATTCACATGATTTATATAAGTAGTGATGATCAGATAGCTTATTACCATGCACCTAAAAATGGTTCAAGGACAATGCTAGGTTATCTTGCCCTCATTAAAGATCCCAGACTATTTGAAGAGCATCCAGAATACTTTAAAGAACAAGACGATGAAGTATATTGGGAACTAAGAAATAGAACACAGAAACTTGGTAGACATGACTTTGATCCACACGTAGTTCCTGTAGTTGATAATAAAATACGTATTGTAGTTAAACGTGATCCTGTTAAACGTTTTGTTAGTGGTTATACCAACAGGGTTTTATTTCATAATAAAATGAGAGAGAAACCTACGTTTGATGAATTTGTAAATAACTTTACTAAATATCATGATACATATTCTGATATACAAACACA